AGTGTACGCTTCGCACGCTCACAAGCCGTGTGAAGACGACGACGAGCACGCTTGTCATTGCTAATATCAAGCTTGTTTTTCTTTTTAAACTCTGCAATACAGTGTTCTACCAAAATTTGATCAAGATCCTCACCGCCGAGATGTACATCACCAGCAGTTGCCTTGACCTCGAATACTCCATCACAGAGATTTAGAAGGGAAACATCAAAAGTCCCACCGCCAAAATCATAAACCAGGATGTTTCGCTCCTTGCCATCACTGCACTTGTCAAGACCATAAGCGATGGCCGCAGCAGTTGGCTCGTTAATAATACGCATTACATTAAGACCAGCAATCACACCCGCATCCTTGGTAGCTTGGCGAGAAGCGTCGTTAAAGTAAGCAGGTACAGTAACAACACAGTCGACTACATCACCACCAAGATAAGCCTCGGCAATTGTCTTCATCTTACCAAGAATCATCGCTGAAATCTCCTCTGGACTAAACTCCTTCTTTTCCTCCTTGTAGGAGACTGAGAAAAAAGGCTTGTTACCCTTGTTGACAACCTTGCAAGACATGTGCTTAATGTCGTTCGCAACAGTAGAATCATCAAACTTGCGTCCAATAAATCGCTTGGCATCAAAAATTGTATTTTCAGGATTTTGAGTGGCTTGATTCTTGGCGGCTTCTCCAACCAAGCGTTCCTCGGAAAAAGCAACCCAACTGGGTGTGGTTCTATTTCCTTGATCATTAGTAATAATCTCAACTCTATCATTTTGCCATGTTCCAACACAGCTGTAAGTAGTTCCAAGATCGATACCGATTACTCTTTTTTCTGTCATCTTTTTTGTTTGAATTATATATTTTAAATCTTAAATCAATTTTTATTTTCAAACACGAAATCAAAATTGATTAAATCAAACAATTAATCTTAATACATTACTAAAGATATGAGTACTATGGATATTAAAAATATAGATGGTTTACAATTTTTATCTACCATAAAAGATGATTCCATCCATTTAATATTAACCGATCCGCCTTATATCATTTCAAGAAATACTGGAATGAATACACATTTTAACAATGTAAAAGAAGCGGAAGCAAAACAAATTGAATTTGTAAAAACAGAGGAAGAATGGCTCAACTATAAAACTGAAAACAGCATTAAAGGTGACAAAAACAAGGAAAATTATATCAAATATGGTACCATTTATGGAAAAAAATATTGCGTACAAACGGATTACGGTACCTGGGATAATGAATTTACAATGGAAATTTTGGAAAAATTTATTGCTGAATACTATAAAAAATTGAAAAATGGTGGAACCCTAATAATGTTCTTTGACTTGTGGAAAATATCATATCTTAAAGAGCTTTTGGAAAAATATAAATTTAAGCAAATTCGCTTTATTGAATGGATTAAAACCAATCCACAACCATTAAATTCTGGTGTAAACTACCTGACAAATTGTCGTGAAATTGCTTTAGTAGCAGTCAAAGGTTCAAAACCAACCTTTAATAGTAAATATGATAATGGTATTTATAAATATCCACTTCAAGGTGGAAAAAACAGATTTCATCCTACACAAAAAAGCCTAGCACTCTTTGAAGAATTAATATTAAAACATTCCAATGAAAATGATGTAATATTAGATACCTTTGCAGGAAGCGGTACTACCGCTATTGCTTGTAAAAATACAGGTCGAAAGTTTAAAGGTTGTGAAATATCAACTGAATATTATGATAAAATCTTGTTATCATTGCAGCAATAAACTATTCAAAACCGATTCTTCTTTATTCAAAAGTTTATTCACAATTGTTTCAACATTTTTCAAAACTTGGTTTTTTGTACTCATACCTACCATTGTTGTTGCTATTTGAGGATGACTTGTTGAAAATTTTAGTGCAAGTTTTGATATATTTATCCCTTGACTTGAACATTTTTCAATCATTTGTTTACTTTTTGCTTTTTCTTCATCACTCGCAGGATGCCATTCCGGAAGTTGGTTTTCTGTTAATAGGCCCATCGCAAATGGACTTGCATTAATAATACCAACATTTGGAAATTTTTGAATAAATGCATTCAATGAGGTATCAAGCAAAGTATAATGACAATACGAAAGACATACATCAATGTAATTACAACTTGTTAATAATTGTTCAAGTATTTCCAAAGGATAACCGGTAATACCTATATAACGAATCAATCCTTGCTTCTTATACTCTAACAGCACAGGTAGTGTTTCTTGTAGAATTTCTGTAATGTCGGAACAAAATTCGACATCATGAACATGTACAACATCCAAGTATTGTTGTTTCAATTTTTTCATACTAGAAATTACAGACTCTCTAGTTTTTTGTGCCGAAAAATCAAAATAACATTTACCTTGTTCATTAATATATCTTCCAACTTTGGTACACAAGTAATATTTACTTCTCTGAATATTTTGTAACGCAATACCTAAAACCGTTTCGCTTTCCTGATACCATGGCGCAGTGTCGATAATATTGATTCCATTGTCAAGTGCAGCGTGTACACAATCAATACAATCTTGTAGATTTGTATCTTCGTAAAGACCACCTAAAGGTGCACCGCCAAGACCTATAATAGATACATTCATATTTGTAGAATTTAATTTTCGATAAATCATTTTTATTTTATGGTTTATTTAATAATCCACTAATCACATGAATCATTCCATTATCCAACACGATATCCCAATGTACAACAGGACGAATATAATTAAGCATCATGATATCTTTATCAGTAATCGTTGCCCAAATATAGGAACCGTCCATACTACTTTGCAATTGTTGATAAGGTGATGTATAAAGTACTCGGCGTGGAAATAATCCGCGCATATAAGTATATCGTACAATTTTGTTGGCAGTGTTCATATCCATATTTAATATTGAGTCTTCATCGATCGATTCTTCCAATGGAAGAAACACAGTTCCTTGAAACTGAGGATCACCCATTCTCATATCCATTTGTGCTTTTTTGACGATAAAGGCAAATTTAGGATGATAGGAATCAATATACCACATTACAGTATTTTTGGGGTAACTTGCCATTTCAACTTTGGGCTTGTAAACAGACTCTGGAAAGGCAAAATCATTGTTTAGAAATTCGTAAGTTCCTTGATAACTAACCATTTTATTTTACAAACAAATTTTTGTTTCTAAATTAAAATTTTTTGACTAAATAAAAATGAGTAAATTATTAGGTTCTGGTTCTTATGGAAGTGTTTATATGCCACCTCCCTATTTATGTCCAACTTCCGGAAATTTGGATTCATCTAAAAGATACATTGGTAAAATGTCTATGCAAGATAAAAATATAAATGTGAAAATCGTCCAAGATTTACAAAAAACAAGAAAGTTGATAGACCCATTCGCAAAGTATTCAGTTCCCTATATTGGATATTGTAAAAAAACTCCAGAAAATAGAAAACAATGGGATACAATGGCAAAGGCAAATAAATTATCAAAATATGATAATATAGAATTTATATTTGAATATGGAGGAAAATCCTGGAATAATATAAAATTTAATCCTACAAAACAATGTGTGCGTCTATTATTTCTATCGTTTCGAGATATCGTTTATGGATTAAAAGCGATGAATGAGCTTGAAATCGCTCATATGGACATAAAAACACCAAATATTGTGTATGATGTCGATACCAATACATCCAAATTAATTGATTATGACTTTTTAATCGATAAGAAAAGTATGATTGAAAGTTTCCAGAAAAAACATGATTGGAATGATACAGTTTACTTTGTTTGGCCTCCAGAGGTTAATTATATTTTTAATAAAAGAGCAACCTTGGAAAAAATTCAGGAATATGAAATTAGAACAACATTTAATGGTGTTTTTAACAAGACTAAAAATGTTCTAATAACAGACTATATTGTCACAGATATACTAGATTATCGAGATTATGGTAGTTATCGAGATAAGGTCTTTCATTTTGAAAGAATGGACACTTATGCTTTAGGTATCGTTTTTGCAGAATTGTTTGCACAAATTGATCCCGACATATGGGAATTGACAAAAACAATGATTCGCGCGGATCCAGAATACAGAATAAATACAGACACATTAATCATTCGTTACGAAGGTCTCTATAAAAAATTTATAAAAGAATTTATGGCAACTCGCAAAGGTTTTTAGGCATCATCATTCTCCATCTCAAACAAAGGTGTCATTTCCCTCCCAATCTTCCTCTTCTTACGCGCGTGGTTCTTCTTTTCAGCTTTGGTCATTTCAGACCAATTTGGTTTTGGCTTTTCTTCGACCTCCTCGTGACTACTAATGTCGCTCTCCTCATTGGTCTCTTGTTCCGAGGCAATCTTGCGAATCCTTGACAGGTCTATGTTCTCGACAACATAGTCTGACTCCTTCTCTATGATGGAAATGTTGCCATCATTGTCCAAAATAGGAACATGATCCACATAGGCAATGTTGTAGGTGTTATCCTTGTTGTCCCTTGCAATCACCCCCTTGTACCAAACATTGCCCTCCAAATACTCGATCCAGTCGCCGACACTGTGAGTCGGCTCAACTACCTCCTTAATCGAGGAAAGGTTCTGCTTGTTCCACCGCTCTCTCTTGAACAGTTCCTTCCTGGCTTCCCTATTCTTGAACGAACGGGAGTACATCAAAACATCTATATCAACCTCACCGCGTAGATTGAGGCAGAGATGAATGGTCGACTCATTTTGAATCTTATAAACCGAAAGGGTTCGATGATCTTCAAGCCGCTTCCCTGCAAAAATAAGACGCTGTAGATCGGCAGGTATCGCTACCTTGTCGGCAATCTTTTGCTTCATTACAGCAATTGTATCGGAAGGATCCACATCAAGTGTGATGGTCTTCTCAGTCAAAGTCTTGACAAAGATTTTGACAAAGATTTGCATTGTTAATTCCTGTTGTTTTTGTTTTCTGTGAAAAGAAACAAAAAGGTTAGTTTTTTTATTATTGAAAAAATTTTTGCTCCAACCTAAAACTTTATGGTTGTTAAATAAAAATTTTTAAACATCAATTTTTTTGACAACTAGAGGGAATATTTAGCTTTAAACTCCCGCTTATGCTTTGCAAAAAAGGAATCTTTGATACTAAAGCTTCTCGAAATATATTGCAACTTGGATTCTTTTTCGCGATGCCAGAAAGGACAAGTATCAATTTTTTGACAATTTTCCTTGAATCGACAAATTTTGGGATTCCACTGTTCAGTATTATGTACATATTTACAAGACATATCGTGTCCTTCTTTATTATAGCAAAGAAGATCAAACCGCTTTTCAACGTTTGCAGAGGTTGTTGTGCTGGTGCTAGAAGATTCCTTGCTATCTATTACTTTTTCTTTGGGATTTCCCAATAAACGAGCACGAGGTGCATTGCGGTCATCATTACGATCTTTGCGCTCGTAGCGATCTTGACGATCGCTTCTATTATCAATACGATCATTACGATGGTCATTACGGGTATCATTGCGATGGTCATTGCGGGTATCATTACGATGGTCATTACGATGGTCATTACGATGGTCATTACGATGGTCATTACGATGGTCATTGCGATGGTCATTGCGGGTATCATTACGATGGTCATTACGATGGTCATTGCGAGAATTTCGAGTATCCACGCGATCCATCACTCGTTTTTGATCACGAACAATCGCCGTTGGTCTTGCTAGAAGCGATTTCACTTTAGGTTCTTGGGGTGACGAGGAGTAAACCTTTTGTTGTGGTAAGGGTGGTAAAGGTGAGGGTTGTACCACCGCTATTCGTTTTGTTTCTTCTTCAATCATAAGTTTACTAAAATCTGCCTTCTCGACGCTCGCTATGCTCCAAAAACTTTTAATAACAACAGGTTTTTGTACTTGTTCATCTTGTTGCATATCTTGTTCAACAATTGGTTCGGTTTGGAGCGACTTTTCAAAAGGCCAAACATCTAGATGTGAATACTCGGGCATCGACTTCCAACCCCATGGAGGAAGTGTTCCTGTGTATTGGGTCTTGGTCCTAGATAAAACAAGCCATTTCTCTTGCGGGGAATCATCAATCTCAATCGGTTCAAGCTCGGGCGGAGAAGGAGAAGCAACACGTGGTCTTGTAGGAATTATATAGTTTCCATATTCATCATATTCTTGTTCGTCGTAAATTTCGCTTTCACCAGATTCGTAGCCACAATTATTGTTGTATCCATTATTACTTGAAGAGTCTTCAGCAGAATCATATTCTGAATAATCACTGTCGTAATCCTCGTTATGATAATCCACGCGTTTTGGCATTTTCTGATTTGAAAAAATTAAAAAATTAGTATAAAATTTATAAAACTTGCTAGAAAAAAAAATTTTTAATTCAATATTCAATTTTTAAGGAAATAAAATTTTTGGCATTATTCGAATTTTTGAATCATGAATAAAAGTTGCGCTAAAATGAAAATATCGATGTTCACAGTCCATTTCCTGCTTTTTTGTTCCAACAAATTTATTGGGTGACATTGCTTGTTCATTCATCTTTTTCATTTTACTAGTTAAAAAAGGCATCGTATTGTTTAGGTGCCATTTATATTTTAAATACGCAAATGGATCAGTTTTATATATTGCAAAACCACCAAAGGCAGAATATACCGGAAATAACTTTTCACTGGGCCAATTTTTTAATATTTCCATAAATATTTTTTGCAAATGTTGTACAGCATCATATTCCCAATGAAATACACTAATTATGTATGGATCGTATGATAAAGCCCATATATCATAATAAGGGTTTTTATAAAAACTAATACTATCCCATTCATTACTTTTTTGCATCGCTTCATCAAATACATTCAAGTTTATTTTACTGGAACAAACATCATCCATATCCATAATGATAAAATATTTAAAAGGCTGGTTTTTATGCATTTTTGAAATATTATCAATAACTTTGTTTCTCGCAATACAAATATTTTTGGTTCGTATTCGACTAGTTTTCCTTCCTTCCAATATTGTCATGTGCGTTAGTAAAGACTTGTATTTTTGCAGCACTTTCAATGAATCATCTGTTCCAATATCAATATAAATAACGATATGAAAAGTTGTAAAACGGGTTAATATTGTTTTTATATTTACAAAAACATTGTCCAAGTATTTTTCACAATTATAAACAACACCTCCGATGACAATATGAGAATCATTACTAATCTTTAATGACTCTTTTTGTACATAAACACGAAAATACAAGACAAGGACAAGAATTAAGATAATAATCAGAAATATTATATACATTTATTTTTATAAAAATAAATAGTAAAAAAAATGATATTTTGTTTTCAAAGATTTTATAATCATTATAATTTTTTTCAACAATTTCCTTTATTATTTCAAGAATTAGGCAAAAGTAATCGAGATGGACATATATTTTATTCCTTGATAGAATCGAATGAAACCGAGTTTTACCCGATTGGAACAAATCAAGATTATTGCTTAAAAGTTAATGGGCAAGTTGCTGCCTATTTTCATAAAGATTATCGAAATTATTTTATTTATAATCGTGAACCGATGGAGTTACCGGCTCAAATACTACCTGTGCAGCAACTTGAAGAAATTGAACAAGATCTCCCGCCTCCTTATGAACAACAACCGGAACCGCAAAATAACAATCTTTTGCAATATTTAAAATGTCCAATAACCCATGAAATTATGGTACAACCAGTAATTATGCAAGATGGATACACTTATGAAAAACTTGCAATTACTAATTGGTTGTCTCGTCACAATCGATCACCAATGACAAACTTGCCTATAAATAATTTTCAAATGATTCCCAACTTGGTGGTTAGTCAATTGATTCATGAATTGATTTAAGATTTGCAATAATTACAAAAAAAAATGTCCAAAGCCATCGCTTTTTTCAATCCATTGACAAACAATAACATATCTGGAAAAATAATTTTTGAACAATTTGGTGCTTCTCTTCAAATGAGTATTGATTTGCAGGGTTTTGAACCCAATCACACTTTTGCAATCCACATTCACGAGTTTGGAGATTTGACAAATGGTTGTACTTCGCTGGGTGCTCATTTTAATCCAAAACAACAAAATCACGGTTCTGATTTATATACGAGTGATCACCATCCAGGAGATTTGATGAATAATTTAACTAGCAATCACATTGGTTGTGTAAAACTAAATTACAAAACTCCACATTTATCAATTTTATATTCATCATCTAAATGTATAATTGGTAGAAGTGTCGTAATTCATTTCTATCAAGATGATTTAGGACAAAAAGGTAATTTTGTAAATGGTACATTAATACCATACTCTAGCATGAGTTTAAAAGAATTACAAGAATATTCTGTACAGCGAAAATATCCTAAAAATAAAAGCAAACAACAACTCATTGCAAAATTAGAAGAGGAAAGTTTGAAAACAGGAAATGCGGGTGGAAGAATGGCTTGTGCAATTATTGGTATGAAAAGCTAAATTTTATTTGTCAGGTAAATAAAATTAAAAGTGATTGAGTTGTTGTAATATAATGATCGCAGTAGCAATCATTGCCAATCTACCATTATTAAGTTCTTTCGTTCGCATGTCTTTGAACTTATCAGGAGTATTTAAGAGTTGAAGAGGATCTAGTCCTAGATCTCCAGGTATATAATCTTCCTTAAGGTTCGCTATTTGCTCCTTTTTAGAGATTGATCCCCATCCTCTCTTGATGGTTTGAATTTCAGTAAAGCCTATTGCGGAAAGTATCCCAGGTAGCAGCCAAGGATATTGAGCCGATGCAATCTGGAAATGATAAATGGAATTACCTATCGGCGTATTCAAACCAAGTAGTGGATGAAATACTTGTTGTACAAGCAGCCCAACAGAGGCTAGCATTGCAACGCGTCCGTGTTTTAGCTCCGCTTCTTGAATTTTTTTGAATTCGATTGGGGTTTTACCATTAGAAAATCCCAAAGGATCAAAGAACTCTAAAGGTTTTGAGATACCAGGCTGTTCTTTGATAAAGGTTTGTGGAGGTGGAACAAACCCTAGAACAGGGCTTATGAAAAGTAATAGGGGGAAGAATTTCATTGTTTAAAATTCGAATGTATCCAATAAATTAAATCAATTTTTATTTTGAATCAGGCGATCTAACAGTTTTTTTGTTGCCAACACATCACCACCTCGGTAATTCGCTTGTAAATCTGGCATTCTGAGAGATTTTCTTATTATGCTTGCAGGAATTTTTTGTCGTCGTGCACGAGTCGTCTTCAACATTCTCTCCCAAAAGCGATCCCATTTGCTTTTTTCTTGGACAAATATTCGAAACAATTGTTCCGGTGTGGAAACTTTTTCTTTTGCGCATTCAGACAACATAAATTGATCCCAAGTCGGATTATATCTCCACAATCTTCGAATGACACCAAATTCATCGATATTCTTTTTAGCATAATCTTGTTGTCTTTGTTTATACAGTTTGTTATACATAATTTTTGTTTTCACTTGCAAGTCTTTTGCTTTTAATTCCAATTGCCGGTCATTATCTTCTTGTTGTAATTGCTCAATTTCTGACATTGTTTTTACAATTTTTCTTGGTTCTGATTTTAAATATTGCTTGTAATCAATTCGATATCGGATTTCCAAGGGTAATGAAGATAAAAACATGAATCGTGTTCTTTCAATTTCCAATTCAGTTCGTAACGGTATATACCTTACGGTAGTTTCTATTAAAAGAGGACCAAAGTACTCAACAGCAGGAATTAAAATATTTTGTGAATAAAATTCGTAAAGTGTTGGAATATCTTCTTTTTTACTATAAAATTCAATTGGAAATCTTCCAATTAAACAAACATATATTGTCATTCCTAAAGCCCACAAATCGTGCTGTATGACTTGTTCTCGCGTGAATTCGATTCTTTTTGTTTTGGCTATTCCTATCAAGTTGATCATTTCTGGTGATGCATACATTAATGAACCGGCCAATTCTTTACAAATCGAAGAGTCACATGCTAAACCAAAATCAACGAGTTTTAAATCATTTCTTATTGTGTTTACCATGACATTGTCCGCTTTAATGTCACGATGAACAATTCCTCGAGAATGTAACCACTCTACCGTGTCTACTAATAATGGTAATCTCTGATCTAATATTCTTGTATCTTTCAAATCTACTAATGTTACCCATCCTTCATCTCGAAATAAGCCTTGCATGGTATAAAAGGAATTTTCGCGATCAAAATCAAAAACTGTGACAATGTTTGGATGGGCATAACGAAGCTTTTCAAGTATCTCAAATTGGTTTTTGACATTTCCTTTTTTCAAGGCAACTCGTTTACCATTTGGTGCAACAACTTGATAAACTTTTCCAAATGAACCTTGTCCAACTAATTTCATTTTATTAGACTAAAAATTTTAAATCAATATTCAATTCTTTACATAATTCATTCAAAGTTTTATTGACAATCTTTATTTTTTTAATATTTTTTGACTCTTTTGAAAATACAATTGTGGGATCGTAAAAAAATTTCTGTTCCAAAGTAGTAAATTTAGTATCTACAACTGTCATATCGTATCTTACGGAAAAATATTGAATTAATAAATATAAATCTTCAAGGCTATTATTTTCTTGACAATCGAGAAATATACTAGTTTTATCGTAACCTTTTTGCTCTTTTAATGAAGATTGACAGGCATTATTAATTTTATTTTTGATTCTAAATCGTATATCATTTTCAACAACAGTTTTTCTACAAATTGTTAGATATTCTGAATCGGATAAATTACCGTCTCTTAATAAATCCATTTCATGCCAAATGATAGTATTAATTAATTTGAGCATTTTATATAACTCTTGATGGTTATTTAGATAATTTTGTAATTTGGAACATAAAAGATCGTATTCAATTTGAACAAAGTTTCTTCGTTCATCTCGAATACAATCTAATTTAATATCAAGTATTGATAATTTGTCTAAAGCCTCTCCAACTGATACAGGTAAATAAAGATTCTCCATTTATTAATTTCCAATTTTAAAAATTTTTCTATAGTCTTTCGTCAAATAAAGATTCAATCATATCACAACTAAATACATTAATTTTATTCTCATTAAAAACATCAGTTCTTTCTTTATATGAATCATCGATAAATATTGAATCTAAAATAGTAATGTATTGCGACTTTTTTTCATTTTTTGCTACAATTATTACATCGTCAAATAAATCAATACATATACAATATTGTTTTAAATATTGTTGTGGATTTATATTGCGTGTTATTAAAATCAATTGTTTTTTTAAATTTTTGACATGGTACAAATATTGTAGAATTTTGGTGTTTACTTTATTTTTAATGATGATAGTATCATCCAAATCAATATAAACCGTATTATAATCAATAGAAAGCTTGAATCGATTTTCATAACATTTGTAGCAAGATAAATCATAATTATTGGATAGGACGTTATTTATCGATATTCCGAAATGTTCGTATATGGATAATAATGGAAAATTTACACCCTGATTTCGATGAAGACATGCTGCACCAGGAATTCTCGGAGCAATTTCTAATAAAGTTAGTTTGCCTTGATCATTATATTTTAATTGAAAGAACCACGCACCGATAAATTTTAATTTACTTGCAATTTTTTCACCAATTTTTTTTACTTCCGGTAAATTTACATGTTTTGTGTATACACTTAAACCATTAATTGTTTTACCGCGTTGTCTTGCTTCACAATAAATTAATCCATATTTATTAGAGTTGAAACAATCAACAGTAAATTCTTCGCCTGGTAAATACTCACAAATAATATTATTATCAACGATTGAAGTGTAAAAATCTAGTTCTTTATAATTATTAATTTTAAATGAATCTCTAGAACCATATCCACATTCAGGTTTTAAAAATACAGGATATTTTTGTACATCACTGGAATTTAATAATTGGGGAACCAATATATCATTTTTAAATAACTCATAAGTTTTTTTTTTTGAAAAACATAAATTGCAGGTATCAATTGGAGACGAAATTACTTTGACACCTAATTCGTTTTCAAATTGTTTCAAAAAAACTATAATATTATCAAATGCAGGATAAATACAATCAATTTTATAAAGATTTATAATTTTTTTGAGAAAATCGATGGTTTTATATACATCTTTAATAAAAGGTGCATTTGATGTGTAATTGTTAAATTGATAATAAGAAAAATTATTTTCGGTTGAATCAATTCCAAATAAATTTATCCATCTGATATATTTTAAAGAATCAAAAATTTCTTTAGAAACTCCAGAGCCTGAAGGAAAGATCAAGATATTCAAGTTATTCATTTAATATATAATTATTTAATTTTTATACTTATGATTTCAAATGCAAATTTTAATTTTAAAATGTATATATAGAATGATCCCTATATATGAACCTAATTTAACAGCTTATAAATCATCAGCAATGGATGCAATTAATTCAGGTTGGATATCAAATCATGGTAGTTTTATTCAAAAAGCAACAAATAAAATGATTGAAATATTAAACATTCCATATGTAATTTTAATGTCTAATGGAACTTGTGCAACACATTGTCTTTTTATCGCTCTCAAATTTGCGTTTCCAATGATTCAAAAAATATATGTACCAGGAAATTGTTATGTTGCAGCTTGGAATGCACTTCTTATGGAATATTCAAAAAGTCTCATCAGTGTGCTACCAATGTCCTTGGAAACATGGAACATGGATATAATAAATAATATTCAACTGCTGGATAAAAATTCTGCCGTTCTTATCGTTCACAATATGGGTAACATAATTAATGTTCCAAAATTAAAAAAGTTACGACCAGATTTGATATTTGTCGAAGATAATTGCGAAGGTATATTTGGAAAGTATAACAATATTTATTCTGGGTGCTCTTCTGATACTTTATGTTCTTCATTATCATTTTACGGAAATAAAACAATTACTACAGGAGAAGGAGGTGCATTTTTAACTACAAACAAGAATGTTTATGAATATATAAAACTAGTCTATTCACAAGCAATGTCAGAGACTCGATATATTCATAAACTTCATGCTTTTAATTATCGAATGACGAATATACAAGCTGGTTTTTTATATGATCAACTTTTGGATTACAAAAATATTGTAAACATGAAAAGAATGATATTTTTACAATATGAGAGATTATTAGAATCTTTAATCAAATCTAATAAAGTGACTTTGATGAAATTTGAAGATGATACAATTAATGCTTGTTGGATTTTTAGCCTAAGAATAATTAGTAATCCTTATTCTATAAACGAAACCAACGATTTTTTCCTAGATGAAAATGTTGAAATAAGACCTTTTTTCTACCCAATTAATTGCCATGGACATTTGTCAGATATTCAATATGAGGATTCGATATCGAAAACACTAAATAAAGAAATTATAATGATACCCAGTTATCCAACGATTAGTTTTGACGATCAACAAAAAGTTGTTGCAGCTATTTCAAAATTCGTACATAAATTTTAAACTCTAGAATGAACTACACATTCTGATGCTTTTAATGAGTTTGTATAATGTAATGGACTGACAATACAAGAAAAGCATGAATCTACCACATGAATAACATTTGCACTTTTAATGATATCAATGTAATATGCAATTTTAATATTTACATATTGGCTAGCAATAACATGTTTTTCATCAGTGTCTTTGTATATATTTTTATTTGCACAAATAACGATATATTCAGAATTCTGGGCAAAAGTAGACATTATATGTTCCAAATTTATTTCGATATTACTTGCCTGTGTATGGAAAAATGCAATCTTAAAATTTTTTACTTGTTCATATAATTTGCAACTTAATTCAGTACTTGAAATGTCAAAATAATAGTAATAAATGTATAAATCTAAACCAGCATCGTCATAAAAGTCCTTTATAAAAGAATAGGGGATCGTATGCTCATTATTTTTTTTATATTCTAGCAATTTTGCATTTGTAATTCGTGAGGCTAAATAGCGTTTATGATAACCACATATCAGAATATCATCTTCAGCAGATGCTTTATTTATAATTTGATAGCATTCTGAAAATTCATGATTTTTATCAAATGGTATAACAGTTACTGAATCATTAAAAAATAATCTTACATTTTCTTGGTGACAATCTTTACATAAAAAATATATTTTCTGATAAAATGTACCAAGAAATCGAATCGCGGAAATCATAGTTATATTATCTCCCAAGCCATTATGTGATAGTAAATATGCGTTCATTTAATATAAAATAGATTTAAAAAACATTGTTGAACAAAATAAAAATTTTTTTTTGTTGGTGTCAAACAAAATGAACAAAGCAGGACACATTGTATCGTTAGAAAGCCCCAATACTACTTTTGATCAATTGGGCAGTCATTTCAAAGAACATGGAAAAATTGTAAAAACCGGCATCGACCAAATTAATAAAAAAATTCAAGATGGAACTGAAAATGAACGAAAGCAAGTAGAATTAGCCGTTAAAAACTTGGAAAATAAGGTTCAAACAATTCTTGGTCAAAAGGATGTATTGGAAGTTCAGCAAAAGGTACAAGAGTCATCCAAAGAGAAGCAGCGTGCGATGATGTTGGCCGGTAAAAAATTCTTTACATCGCGCGAAAAGATATTTTCAGACCGTTCTTTATCGACGGAGCAAAAAAAGAAAAAAGAGCAAGATCTTTTTGAAACCATTCAATCAAAATTCATGACCGAAGAAGAACGCAAATTCTTCAATCAAATGATGAAAAATAATATGATTGTTTTGGTACATCCATCACAATTAAAAGAATCGAATGTTGCCAAGCAGTTGATGATTAATTAAAAATTGAAAGCCTGACAAAAATATATTGAACTATATATTTTTAACAAAAATGTCCTTGTGTAGCAATCCTTATTGTTGTCCGATCAATAATTGTTCTAAAAAACATTTTGTCAAGGGGAAACCAAAAACCTTGGAATTATGCAAATTGGACGACAAATGTTTATATAGTAATTGCATTTATTATCATCCAAATCGATCCATAGAATCTTGTTTTTTGGATTGTTGCAACTGGTATTGTAAAAAACTTCATAGAAGTTATAGACCCAATTATCTTCGTCCTTCCAACAATTTATTTGTTACTGATTCATCTCTCATTGAAATCATTTGCTCTTATTTGCATTTTTCTGCCATAAATAATTTGCTTCAAACTTGTTCTAGTTTGCCCAAATTATTTCCGCAAGATTCTGCATCGTGGATAAAACGCCTAAATATACAAAAACAAATGTTTATCAAAGCAAAACTTGTTTCGAATTTTTATTATTGGAATCCTGTTGATATTACAAGCGTAGAATTACAAACAACTAGACTTTTAGTCTGCAGTGGACATGTTCATCATAGTTTTGAGTCTCCTGGTGAGTTGCTAAACAATCTAGTACCAATTGAATGCAATGTATATCCAAGATGGATTGCAGAAACAAATTCATGTACGAAATATAGTCTTGGATTTCGAGAACCATATACGAAAGAAGGATACTGTCACTTTATGGATGATTTCGGTTATTGGAGAGAGGCAAAACTCGAAAATAATGTGATTCAATTTTGTGTGGGAAAAGTTGTTTTACCAGTTCCATTAAAAAGCAATGAAGCGCGTATCGCTTGTCCATCGTTACATTATGTAAAAAATTGGAAAAATGAAATACAAAGAAATGATAGAATTTATATTGTATTGAATTCTGTAAAGTATCATGCCAAAATATTTGATATTAGAGATGATAGATTTATTCTGTTAGTGGATAAATTTGGTACATGGGAAAAGATTATACTAGACAAACATAGCGAGTCGATAAAACCTTATCACATACCATATGCCAATTATAAGAAAGATCATTACATTTTTAATCAAAGGTATTTTGTAAAAAGTAGCAAAAAAACTGCTACCGCAAAAGAAGTCATACTAACGATTAATAAGAATTCGGGAACTCATTCCGTAGAATTTAATGATTCGATTAATTTATCATAATATTCCATTCTAGTTGTTTTTTGGGTGCAATCTAGCTTTTTTACTAAAATTTCCAAATCGCGTTTGTCATAATAACAATTGCTATTGCCGCTAACTTTTATTTTAAAATCCAGTATATTTGGAATTTCCAACATTTTTCTAATCATATAACTATGATGCGCTCCCATAAAACATAAAATATATCTCGATTTATTTTCTTTTATTAATTTTACAATTCGAATGATCATTGGTAAATCGTTTAAATATCCTAAAATAATTAAATTGGTACTTGTTCTGTCCACCTTGTTATGTTGAATAATTATTTCCTTCATTGATTCCAAGGTTTTTTTATCAAAATTATCGGTCAACCGTTTCATTAAATCCATATAACTTTTTGAATGATTTCTAAATTCATCTTTTGTGTACTTTTTTATTATAGTTTCCTTGTAGATCCTTTTTATTACATCACTCACCTTTTTTTTATATTTTTGAGGATTTTCAATATAACTGTCAAAATCCAAAATACAATCTTGAAGTAGTTGGCTATAAGATAATTCAATTTGATTATTAATTAAACCATGAATAATCGTTGAGAAATTTTGAGTCTGACGATAATCTTCTTGAAATTTTTTAACACGACCTTCATAAGGTACTATACAATTTTTTACAAAATCCGGGTTTTGTTGTAACAATTGATCTTTGGGTGTATAACCATAAATTACACATGGATCGTTTCGATTCATCGTAACATTGGACCGATCAGAAGCTTTATTACTATAACCTTTTGAAAAAAATCCACCTTCATTAATTATATCAATAGGGCAATTGGTCTCATCATAAATTTGTTTTATAATCTTATCGGCATTTCCCTTCCAACCATGATTTTCACCAACAAATAAAATTATTTGTTCTGAATTTTTATACTCAATGTCAAAGATATCAACATTCAAACATCCTTTTATACCAAGTTTAATAAAATTTTTTTTTAGCTCTGCGATACAATCAATGTAATAGTTCTTATTTTGTTGTGTAATTTGAGTGTAGATTAAACCAAACACATTATTAACAACTTTTTGCAATTCGTCCAAAGATAATTGATTAAGGACTGTTTTTGCTTCTGATATTGCGACTTGTCTATACAGCCTTTGTACACGAGGTGTATTTGGTATATTACACTGTTTTGCCAACTTAAAAAAGGGTATTTTTTCATAGAGTTTTATTCGATCTAATAAATTCAGTGCATCTGTTAATTTCATTTTTTAAAAACTAGTTTATATTTTTTCCAAAAATCTAAAATTGTGCAAACCTGGAATGATGAAATACTAATTGACCTTCATTTGTAATTTTAGCCTGTTTTATACAATAATTATCGACATATATGACTCGTTCCTCATTGCTATAATAAAGATAATTGAATTGACTCGAAGGAAAATATTGTCGATACGCAATAAAATAAATGGATTGTTTGTAAACAGCAAAGACCATGTCACAATTTTGAATCAAGAATTCCAAATTTTGATAACTTTTACAAGGTTTCAAAAAATATATTCCTTCTTTTTCTGGTTGTATCGGAATATTTCTAAACCGAAAAGTAATACTATTTGCGGGTGCTAAAAACAATGGTTCTTTTAGTGAAGTATAATGTGCGTGGCCAGGTAATCCAAAATAAGAGCTTCCATAATCCAAATAATATCGGGAATCAAAAAATTCTACAGATGGTTGGATAGTATTATAAATTTCCCGCTCCATCACTTTGGTGTACATAAGCGGTCCTGTATGCTCCAAAACAGCTTGTTTGCCAATGTGAGCCGCAGCATTTTCCAGGCAATTAATTTTCTGGGCAATGGATTGAATCAGTGCGCGCAAAAATGGATGATGCTTTTCAAAAATAATATGCCAATTTTGTAATTCGCCTTTACGATTTTGCAACACATCTTTTTGGAAGTACAAACCTTCCCAATAGGATAACATTCCGTGTTGATTGGTAATCCACTGAGAAAAGGGAACCAAACATTTAATCTTAATGTCCAAATAAATACCGCCATTCTCAAAAATTATAACATATCGGAAGAAATCTGCTCGAGCTGCACCATAATGCGGATTAATTCTAAAAAAGGTGTTTGCGTACTTTGACTCTTTGAAGAAATTATTCAAATCGTCATCATCATATAATACAAATTCATAATCTGGATTTAGCGCTTGATTGTGCTCCAAAATATCTTGATACTGATAGGGTATGTTTGTCTTTGAATACCATGTCTGATACACAATCTTGGGAATCATTTGTCTTTTTTTTTTGTTCCAACAAAAAATATTTCATTTTTCATAAAATAAATGCAGCGATCTCAACTTGAAAAACTCCGAGTACCTCAATTGAAAGCTCTATTGAAACAAAAAGGTTTACCAACTTCGGGAGTCAAATCAGTGTTAATACAAAGATTATTGGCCAACGGAAGTAAAACCATGGTAAAAAGTGCGATAGTAGTGCCAAAACAATTACCAAAACTTAGTTTACCTCATTATCAACAAACCACCTCAGATTTAGTTGAAGTCGTTCCTGAATTTGAGCAACATTATTATGAAAATGATCCTTGGATGGCGGAGGCCTTGGTTCCTAAAACAATAAAAAGAATATTCAAAGATCTTGATAATTTGAGAGATGTTGTTTCATCCTTGACCGACGCTCGAGTTAAAATTTTCGTAAGTGAAGAAGCGTTGTTATTATGGAAGTTTATTATTGTTCCTCCATCTGATACCGGTTATTATGGAGGAATGTTTGAGTTTCACATGATTTTACCACCTGATTATCCAAATCGTCCGCCCAAAGTTATTTTGACGACAACAGGTGGCGGAGCAATCAGATTTAATCCAAATTTGTATGCGAATGGAAAAGTCTGTTTATCGTTGCTAGGTACATGGGAAGGACCAGGATGGAATCCAGCACTTAGTAACTTGAGTGAGGTCATTCTTGCCATCTTGGGTCAAATTATGGGAGTGGAAGATCCTTTAGCGAATGAACCTGGTTGTACAACAACTCCAACACAAAAAGCAAATTATGTTGCTTATTTGAGAATAATGACATTGTATGTTGCAATGATACAATCTGTGGAAACGAAGAGTCATAGTCCGGAATTTTATCCATTTATAAGAAATTATTTCATGAGCAATTATGCCTCCAAAATTCGTCCCGATTTGATAAAATGGTCTAAAAAACCTGTACCTGCTCCCACATCTTTTTATTATTCTTATCCTGATTATAGTATTTTTGGCCAAATTAAAAATTCAGAATGGTGGAAAGCTGTAATTGAAACGAATCAATATAAAACAGAGATGGAAAGATATATTTCTCGTATGGATCGAATCGTGTATTGTATGTTCAAGGTTTTGGGATAGATTCGGTAACTCTAAAACTATTGAATATACAAGGAATCATTCATTACAATATCTCGTACAAGTTTTTCTTGTACATTGTCAAGTTTTTGTATGAGCGGTACATTTTGAATTAATTTGGCAACATTCAATATGCACTGTAAATAATTGACAAGGCGTAGAATATTTTTTATAAAATTTCCTTCAAAATCTCCATAATGCTTTTTGATTGTATGCCAGCTATGGCCATCGTACCAATCTTTAACAGCTAAATACATTGTTTTGGAAAGTATCCAATCATTCTTAAATGGAAATGGTAGTTTTTGAAGTAACACTAGTTCACGACTTTGACCTGTTTCTGCCATTTCTTCTATTTTACGAATAGAGTTCTCTTCGTGCTGTCCAAGATTCATATCAGAATACAAAATCTTTTCTCGCTCCTTGTCAACTACAAACATGGATAAAATGGCAATCAATACATTGGTCGGCAGTTCATCAAGCATTGCTGAAAATAACACTTCTGCCATAAGCAAGGGATTTCCATCATGTATTTCGCGCATAATAATACCTTTTTTTGAAAAAGTGAGCGGGTTCTTGTGACTTAAAAATCCTTGTTCAAGCAAAAAGTCGTGAATCATGTTAATTTGGATACCCCATCGTTCCTTATTGAATTGCATCTCTGCTTCTAGACGCTTAGCATTTTCTTGTTGACCATTATATTTGACAACATTTTGATAGACATTTTCGGGAATATTGCGCATTAGTTCGGAAATTCGTTTTTTATATTTTTTTTCGATTTTCTTGTCGAGCCTTATGTATCCATCTGGTTTGCATTTTTGCTCCAATTCTTGTACTTCGCAAACCATTGCCAGAAATTCTTTGTCTTTTGGATCAAGGTCAAATTTGGGCAAGTTGGATTGATCCAAGACGCCCAAATTGACATCTTGTTGTTGATAAAACAAAGTTTGAGCCAGCTTGGAATTATCATTATTATGAATAACTACAGAGTAATCAAGCTCCAGACGACTTTTGATGGATTGTGGTGGTGCTAATGCTACTTTGTGCATCATTGTTTCCGAAATCATTTCTTTGTGTGGTAATATAACAATCGTTCCAGATGTATCAAGGCCACGACGACCTGCACGACCCGCCATTTGATTATATTCTTCCGAGTACAGGTTTCGTTTTTGAACTCCGTCAAATTTTTGCAAATTTGTAAAGACGGTTGTTTTGGTTGGCGCGTTGACTCCCAGGGCAAATGTTTCTGTTGCTAAAAGCACGGGAAGTAGACCTTCCGTGTACAAAATTTCTACAATTTCTTTCAAAAGTGGAATCATTCCTGAATGATGAATTCCAATACCTTTAATGACCAAACTTTTGACTAGAATCCATTGCGATGTGGTTTCATAATAGGCGGTATACTTATGCATATGTTTATTCCAAATCGCTTCAATCTGTGCCACCTTTTGATAATCTTTTTGAAAGGAATACAAAACAGAAGCTTGTTTTTCAACCATATCTCGGTTAAGTAGAAACACAGTCGCAGGCAATAAATCACGCTTTTCCAAATAGTTTAGACATTGTTGAAAAAGAGCGCTCGACCAACGATTATTACGATAATATTTTTCAATTTGGTTTACCGTTTGAGTCCAAACTCCTTGCTTCCATGTGTCTTCTTTTAAAATGCAATGCAAATCGTCATCCCAATAGATGAAATGACATAGTGGAATAGGTCTTTTTACAGTACCTACCAAATGACAAGGAAGATTTTTCAGCTTGGCAATCCATTCCACAAAAGTCAACGGTTGGTGCAATGTTGCAGACAACATAACAAGTTGGATCGAAGGATTCAAATACAGTAAAATTTCTTCCCAGACACGACCACGGTCCAAATTATTAATAAAATGCACTTCATCAAGTACAACACAAGACACATTATCAAGAGTAAAATAGGAAGGAACTTCGTGACTCACAAGGAAATTACGCAAAATCTCAGCTGTCATGATTAAACATTGTGCATCTGGATTAATTTTGATATCTCCCGTCAAGATACCAATCGATTCAAAATGCTCTCCAAACTCTTTGTATTTTTGATTAGAGAGCGTCTTGATCGGACTAATATAAATCACTCGTTGACTTTTTGCTAAACAGCGCGCAATTGCATACAAGGCCAAGACAGTTTTACCACTGCCTGTGTGCGCGGTCACCAAAAGATTTTCATTTTTATCAATGGCAGTACAGCCAAAAAGCTGAAAATGATCGAGTGGATATTTAAAATTAAAATAAGTGGTAGGCGGTTCCCCGCTAAATTTTGATTCAGAAGGATGATGAATTACTAAGGACATTTTTCTTACCCTTGCAAATTTTTTTAGACTATAATTCATTTTTTAAAATATAAATCTTGATATAATAAATGAAAATGCAAATTCGTCAGGCACCAGCTGGTTCGCCTAAAAAAATGGAAGCTATATTTACCGATGAAAATGGTCATCAAACAAAAACTAAATTTGGCGCGCGTGGATATGAAGATTATACGATTCATAAAGACACAAAAAGAAGACAAAATTACCGTTCTAGGCATGCCAAAGATTTGGATACAAATGATTATACACGCGCCGGATATCTGAGCTATTACATATTATGGGGTCAATCAACTTCTTTACAGCAAAATATACGACAATACAAGAAAATGTTTGGATTACATTAAAATTTTTTTATTGATGCAAATAAAAAATGTTCCCATATCATACGATTCAATATAAAAATGAACAATCTGATTTTAAATATTTGGCCAAAAAAGGATTAGTAACGCCTGTAAAGATACAAGGAAACATTATAAGACCAAAGTTGAGAAGAAATCGAAAAAAAATAATTAAACAAGCACATGAAGAGCCTGAATTACAGGCATATCTTGAAGAGCTAGAAGAGCAAGATCCAACTCAAGAATCAGCAACACCAGAGATTTCACCAATCAGTAATATGATACCAGGACCTTTTCTAAACAATCCTCATATGCCGATTTCCGATTTTAAAAAAGGGGAAGAATTATATTCTTTTATTAAACAACCTTTATTTTATAAACCTCCTCCAAAAACTAAATGCGAGTCTACCATTTCATCCGATAGTGTTTATATGTCTTCAATACCAAGTTTATCAATGTTTTTTCAACAGCAACCAGTTCTAGAAAACTTACCGAATCAGTTATCTGAACTAGAAAAAAGTTTGCCAATAAGTGATCTTAGTGTTTCAATCGAGTCAGACATTGTGCCCTTGCTTAAACCAGAACCAGAAATCGTCTCAGAGCCAGAAATTATACCAGTGACTAAACAACAGCTAGAGACAACAATTGAAATTAAAGACGATATCATTATTGACAATCCTGTAAAAATAACAAGACCAGTGTATACAGGACCTGTTCCTGAACTAAAAACTAAACTATTTGGTAAATCATTTTGTATAACAAATAAAAATGATGATAAAGAAAGTTCAGAAAATAGTGCTTATAATAATTTATGTAATTTACCCAGCTGTAATCTAACAGAGTTATGTGAAGCTGTCAAGCAACTAGAATATCAGATAAATTCAGAAGGAGCTTTTTATAAAAGTGTTGAAATATATAATGATTTGACTGTTACTGGCATGGTAAATTTTACAACTTCTCTTAATGTAAATGGACCAGTAACCATAAATGGAGAAACAACAATAAATAACAGTCTAATCGTTACAGAAGATCTAACTGTATTAGGTACTGTTTATTCATCGCTTAATGTTATTGGACCAATTACTGTTTATGGAGAAACAAGTGTAAATAATAATTTGAATGTGACAGGTCTTGCTTCCTTTAATTCAGGTATCAATATGACAACAGGCGTTGCAACTTTATCCAAATTAAGTGTAAGCGGAATTTCCCAATTTGATAACGCAGTGACGATAGATGACAGCTTGAATGTAATCGGAGCATCTCAACTTTACGGGTTCTCTACAATTAATAATAGTATGCTTATTATTAGTAATTTGACTGTAAGTGGGACTGTTTTTGCAGCGTCGCAAGAAATAGCAAATTCTACATTTAAAGATATTCAAGTTGATGGAACTGCGGTGATATCTGGTTCTTCAATTTTATATGGTGCAGTCACAATTAATAACAACTTGAATGTCACTGGAGCGGCAACTTTTAATTCCGGTCTTACACTAACAACAGGTGTTGCTACAGTATCCTCACTGAGTGTAAGTGGAACTTCGACATTTGCTGGCGCTGTAACGATTAATAACAGTTTGAATGTCACTGGAGCGGCAACTTTTAATTCCGGTCTTACACTAACAACAGGTGTTGCTACAGTATCCTCACTCAATGTAAGTGGAACATCGACATTCGCTGGCGATGTAACGATTAATAACAGTTTGAATGTGACGGGAGCTGCGACATTTAATTCTGGTCTTACACTAACAACAGGTGTTGCTACAGTATCCTCACTGAATGTAAGTGGAACTTCAACATTTTCAAGTGCAGTGACGATTAATAATAGTTTAAATGTGACGGGAGCTGCGACATTTAATTCCGGTCTTACACTGACAACGGGTGTTGCTAGAGTATCCTCCCTTAATGTAAGTGGAGCTTCAACATTTTCAAGTGCAGTGACGATTAATAATAGTTTAAATGTGACGGGAGCTGCGACATTTAATTCTGGTCTTACACTGACAACGGGTGTTGCTACAGTATCCTCGCTTAATGTCAATGGAGCTTCAACATTTTCAAGTGCAGTGACGATTAATAATAGTTTAAATGTGACGGGAGCTGCGACATTTAGTACATCTCTTAATGTAAGTGGACCAATTACTGCAACGATCCCCCAATTTTCAAATGCTGCTTGTTTTTTGCAACCTTGTGCATACTATTTTCAGTATAATCAAACAACTTTTGCAAAAAATACATCTGCTCAATACTTCTTTGGTCCAAGTACTCCATCATCAGGAGTTGGCATATCATTGACTGAGGGTTATAATTATGAATTTGAAATGTATTTACCACTTTACACTAATTCAACATCTACTGTAATAGTTTCACCAAGCATTGGTTTAGGAGCTGGAAACGGTACATTTTTTGGTTCTGCAATTTTTATAACAGGATTTTTCAATTATGATACATGGAATCCTTCAGGTCTTACTGGTTATGTTAGTGATACATATACAAATTATCTACCAGCAAGCACAATTAATATCAGTTCTAATCCAACTACAATCGCACCAACTGTATCATTATCTGACCCTCCCTATTATTATCCCTGTACAGTAAAAGGCTCCTTGTATGTTAACTCAACTGGAACATTCAAACCTTATTTTATAATAAATGGGTTGTTGAATCTTCCTCAATACATTATGGATAATGGTGCTTATATTAAAATATGGAATTTTGGAAACTCTGCAACTCAAACGAATCAATCATCAGGAAGTTGGTCATAAAATGAAATTGAAACTTAATTTCTGATAAAAAAATTTTATTTTTTTATATAGAAGAAATGTCATTGTATACTACTTATTATTTATCTGAATCTTCCACTGTCATCAAACCCTGTAATCAGGCTAGCTTAAATTTTTATCCAACGAATTGTAGCAATGTATACTCTGTTGTCCTATGTTACAATAATACAACATTATTGGGAACTGGAACTTTAGTTGTTGGAAATGTACCCGTCGTTACGATTCAATTTCAAGGAGTAACGAATGCTACCGTACAACTTAGCAGTGATTATGTATCTGGCAGCATTAAAATTACACAACCTGTTTGGAAGGATCCCAAAGCAATTACTCTATTGTTCATGAACAGTCGTCTCACTTACAACTGATTCTTCTTGGCCATCAATACGACCCTCTTTGATGTTTGGAATTGGTTTGTCCTCTAATTCTGCCAATTCTTTACTAAGCTCTTCATTAATTTCACTTTCATCAAAAGGAGGAATTGGTGCTGGAGAATCAGACATTGTCATATTGGAAGCACCCGATGTCATTGAACTAATGACTCCTAAAATATTACTCATCATGGGGGCCATGTCCATAATCGGGTTTGACAATTCAGTTTCAACTTGGTTATATTCAACTTGCTGTGGTTGCATCTGTTGTTGAGCTTGTACTGTTGGCATACTTGGCATTGACACAGGACGAGAAATCATTCTTGGAGCGGTAACAGGTTGCACAGGAATCGATGGTACTTCAGGAATTGAGGAATATAAAGAAGGTCCTAATAGATGACGAAACAGTTTGTCGTGTCCTTCCAACACACTTTGTTGTGATAAGATTTGGCTTTGTAGAGATTCAATTGCCAACATCAAATATTGAGTCTTTTTATTAAAATAATAAAAAACTGCAAATACCAAGATTGCAAAAGCAATACATTGAATTATAAATAATGTAGATTGTTGCATTTTAATACCAAAAAAATATTGCTTAAATAGATTTT